AGAAACGCCTTCAGAGTACCTACTCCCTGTCTCTCTGCTTTCTTTCTGAGATGCCATTCTTTCAGATAAGCCTTACGTTCTAGTGTTTGTTCATATGCCAGATATTTTGGTGATTGTTTATATTCCTTATGATATTCCTTCTTATATGCCTTACGTTCTAGTGTTTGTTCATATGCCAGATATTTTGGTGATTGTTTATATTCCTTCATATATGCCTTCTTATCATATGAAATACCACCCTTCCACTGTGGATGATTCTCACCCGAACCAAATCCATGATATAACCCATCACATATATTATCATTATAATACCTATCCCAGCACCGTTCCTTTCTGTTTGTCTGAAGTTTACCCTCTAATGCAAGCATCTCTTCATGCGTACCCCTATCAAGTATCTTTCTATGCATATGTGCTGGTTTTGTGTTCATGGTGAATGACTCCATTACACTAGATGAATGTGCGTAATTTGGGTCTTTCCCAATACTACTACCCAGATAATACATCTTATTCAATGCGTCATACCACAAATATATGAATGCTTCACTCATTCTCTCTTATTCTCTTTCATTAGTCTCATTGTAATAAATCTATCTTATAATCTTCCATAACACTATTAGTAATCTGTTTAGCGATTAATTCAATCTGATTTGGTTCGCAGTCTAATGTAATTATCTTACCTATACGCACACTTGTTACTCCCTTGAATCCTATTGAGTTTAATGCGTGAGCTGTTGCTCTCCCAGCATTATCAAGGATACCCCTCTTATATCTTATTGTTATAGTATACTTCATATGTAATCAATACCTTTTTTTCTTTCATTTTACATATTTAAGTGCAATATCATATAAATAGTAAAGAGGTAAAATGATGAATAGATTTATTATAGCATTGTTAGCAGCACTGATTGCATCCAATGTATCTGCACAAGAAAACCCCCCAAAATTATTATTAGACATAACTATTCCATGTGGCAATGATGGTTATAAGTATATCGATGACTTAACCAAGGATTTCAAAGAGCTGCCGTTTGCACAGGGGTTTTTTTCAATAAAGCCTGCAATAGGAAATGGTTTTGTTAAATCAAAGTTTTATATGTATGTTTCAAAAGATTGGAAAACATTTAGCATCTTTTCATTAACTGAGGTTGAAGACTTAGCCCTTCCTGTTGCTTGTATATTAGTGGGTGGTGAGCAGCTTAAACCTTATAGTTTAGGCGCATTTAGGACATCTCTGGGTGTTAAGTGAATGCTTCGCTCTTTTAGCATCTCTATACCGTCAAGTTGTTCTTTCTCTGTTCTATTCCGCCAGCCTTGTACCTCTTCTTTAGTGCGTGAGCATCCTAGACAGTATCCTTCATCATCATACTTGCACACTTTAATGCATGGCGTATATCTTACTTTTGGCATCTGTTTACTCCTATAAGGGATCATCTTCAGTGGAATTGTGCCTAAACACCAGCTGCTCTGAATCCATGCGCTCATCTATCTGGTCAGCAAGAATGTCTCCAATCAGTTCAACCCAATCATCTTCATACAATTCTCTTGCATGACCAGCAGAATCAAGTATATCAAACTTAAAGGATAGCCTAAGGTTTCCATTGTCTTCTTTTGGTAGATTGATATTAGAATACTTGTAGATTGTTCCTTTAAACTTACCCTCATTGATACGAAATGCAGAGTCTTCTTCGCCCTCTCGTGTCATAAAGCTGTATACACTCTTCTCTTGTCTCATTTCCATACCCTCTCTAATACCTTATGGTTGCACCCTGCAACACAGCACTTCTCAGCGTCACCGTCTTCTGGAATTATATCAACAATTTCTCTGTCGCAGTAATCACATAGTTTTTCGATATCTTTACTCATACCTTCCAACCTTCACCGAAGTCTGTCTTGTCAAATGTGGGCGTATCAAAATCATCCTTCTCCTCTGTCTGATTGGAGTCTGATAGGCCTTTCTGCTCATTCTCAGCTAGGTCATACAGTCGCATTCTTGCACGGTCTATTCCTATAACAAACCTCTTGTTTATGGTTGGGTCATTGTATCTATTTTTGAGTTGTTTGACAGCAATCTGGTTAAGTGCGTCAAGTTCCTCATTAGAGATGAGCGCAAACATAAGGTCAGCAGTAGCTGGGAGTCCAAAACTCTCACTAGTATCTTCCAGACCCACATCAGAGTTAGAGAACCCTGAGCGAGTCGTCTGTGTGGCACTCATAATCGGTACATTTGTCTCAACTGCAAGCCCTCTAAGCTCCTCAGCAATAGATTTGATATACATGTAGGAGTTAACATTTGCTGCTCCTTTAAATCTTGATGATGCACAGATATTTAGATAGTCAATGAAGATGATATCAGGTCTGAAACTCTTCTTGATTGCTAGTTCCTTGATCAGTCCACGAAAATGTGCGGAATGTGCGGATGCAGTAGGGTATTCTTTGATTACCAGCTGACCATTGGTGTTCTTGATGATATGTTTCATCTTAGTATCATACATTGTCTTGGGTAAATCATGCAAATCTTCCATAGATACGTTCATCAGATTTGCATCTATCCGCTCTGCAATGCGTTCTTCCGCCATCTCTAGGGTGATGTACAGGACATTCTTGCCTTGGTTCATACAGTTTGCAGCCATATGACACATGAACAACGATTTACCCACACCAGTACCCGCAAGAGCGATGTTGAGTGTCTTGGGAGGCAACCCACCCTTGGTGATGCGATTGAAGAAGTCTAGATCAAACGGAATCTTCTGCTCTATTGTATGGTAATAGTCAAATCGCTTGTCTGCATCCAGAAGGTAATCATGGCCAACAGAATTATCAAAACCGACAGCCAGGGCATCTGTGAGAATAGATGGTATTGCATCTGGCCCTCGTTCTTTATCCTTACCATCAATGATTTGAATTCCTTCAACAATTGCATTATATACCGCCTTATCCTTGCAGAACTTCTCTGTGGTTTCAACTAACCAATCAAAGTTGACATTCTTGTCGTTTTCCAGTTCCTTGACCACAGTAAGCACACGCAGAATGTCACCCTCGTTCAAGTCTCTACGAGAATCAATCTCAATCTCTAGGGTTGACTTAGTGGGCAGAGCATTGTACTTCTCTACGAACTTCTGTATCTCTTCAAATACGATACGCTCAGTACGGTCACTAAAATACTCCCCTCGTATAAAGGGAAGCACCTTTCGTGCATACTGCTCATTACCCACCAGCTCTGATAGGGTTGTTCGTTCAATCGTTTGCATTCATATACCTCGTTAACCCGATAGATTCATCTATGCGGGATTTTGCCATATCATAGTATTTCTCATCACGTTCAATACCTATGAAATTCCTGTTTGTGTTTACACATGCAACACCTGTAGTACCACTACCCATTGTTGGGTCTAGTACTGTGCCCCCCTCATTGGTATACGTTTTTATGAGATATTCCATAAGTGTAACGGGTTTCTGTGTTGGGTGAAATCCTTTTTCTTGTTTGAATTTTAATATTGTCTTGGGGTATCGTGAACCTTCTGGATTATCACGATGCTTTGATTTTGCACCACCATATACCTCACCAATTTTAGATTCATCTGATGAAAATCCTGTGTATGGTGTTGAGTACCACATTTGAGGATTATACACTGGTTTCTTTTTATAGAACACAAGTATATTCTCATGTGATTTAAGTGGCATCACTTTAGCATTCATGGGGTTTGTACCTTGTGGTTTCTCCCATATCCATTCATACCTAAAATCATTGAGATTAGATGCAGCCAACGCTGTTGTAAATGGTTGTTGTGCAGTGAATACCATAGCAGAATTGTCTGTTGTTACACGTTTCAATTCTTTCCAAAGGGGTTCTAGTGGTATGATGCTGTCCCACTTACATGCAGTTGTACCATAAGGCAGATCAGCCATAATCATATCTACAGAATCATCAGGTATTTCCGTGAGTTTGTCTAGGCATTCACCGAATAGTAATTGGGTATTGTTCATCAATATAATCCTCCTTTAATTCAGTCCAAAGCTGATCACTCATAGATTTACTAATATTACAGTTCATATAATCATTAGATGCAGACCATCCGGTAGATTTACTACTCTTTCCAAAAGTCTCTTGCCATTCTAATCCAGCATGGTCAAGAGTCTTAAAGACACACAAGTAATATTTCTGTTCACCACGTTCCCATTCTTTTTTATCACGAGCAAGACAGAAATAAACGTCTTCTTTTTTAATCGCAAAAAACTCCGTCTTTTCTTCAATTGTCTCATATTTTGTAGTACGAGAGCCATTCAATTTCAGATATGTAGTGTCGTACTTCTTAACATATTTCTTTGCACCAGTTTTGCAAGAAATATCACCATATTTTGTTGCAAGGATATCAGCACCAATTTTATGAGAACCAGAATCCCAAATAGCGCCAGTTTCACCTACAACTTTCAATGAACGGTATAAGATTTCTTCCCACATCAAATCAGCCACGGGGATTGAGTATATAGCATGATGGTGTTCAATTCGGCGAGTGATTTCTTTAATCAAACTCTTCATAACAACCTCTTTGTTTTTTCATTATATACACAGTATACAGGAATCAAACAAGTTTGTCAACCCCTATCTTACACTGCTTAAGGAAATCTAATCCCTCAGTATTCCAGTATTTGTGTGTATAGTACACCTCTATTATACCAGCTGAGTATAACAGTTTAGCACAAGAAAG